CAACACCTTGCCAATCTCTATGGAACGGATTACGAAACCGCCAAAGCTCTAACCTTTAAATACCTCTATGGGGGATTGGATTCCCTTGCGAGGGATATACCATTTTTCCAAATTGTGGATAAATACATCAAAGAGGTTTACCAAAAGTTCGTAATCTCCGGAGTTCTGAAAACACCCCTATACGGAAGGGAAATTCATTTCACTAAAATAGAAGGAGGGACTGAACAAAAGGTATTTAATTATCTCTTACAAGCTCTTGAAACGGAAGTGAACTATAAAAAGATGAGTGATATTCTAAACGAAATGAGTGGGATGAAATCGAAATTGATTCTATACACCTATGATGCGTTTCTCATAGATACACATCCGATGGAGAGGGAGGGGATTTTAAAACTTTTACCGACCATTATGGAAAAGGGTGGGTTTCCCGTTCGAATTGATGAAGGAACCAGTTACAATAATTTGGTTCATTTAGGATAAATTATATATTTATAAGATATACAGAAACACAGATAAAATATGTATCCAGATTTTGATGAAATACTAGACGAATTAAAATTTCACGTAGGGATTCCTGATTTAACAAAAGAATCACATAAACAATTATTGGTAAAACTTTTAAGAGAAAGAGATATTCCATCTGCACAACAATTGGTGGATAGAGCATCCGTTGTATTCAAATACATCCTAGAAAATACTCCAAAACCAAAACGTGTTCTTAAAGAAGAAGATATTGTAAAGAGTAAAAAATCTGGTAATATCTACACAGTTCAGAAGATGGACCCAGACAAACACGATAAACCAACACCTGCCGAAATAAAACAGGCAAAAGAAAAAAGTGGTGGCAAACTTCCATCTTCCGATGAAGAAGAGCCAGTTAAAGGTACAAACGTATTCGGTACTGGTGGCGGTGCAAGTGTATTTGATGAGCCATCCACAGAACCAACCGAAACAGAACCTAAAAAACGAATTGTAAACGGAAAGGATAAAACTTTAAGTTCGGAAAATCCATTGGAAACTGAAGAATTTGAAAAAGATTTAGACCCAAATGATGAAGAATTTGCTGAAAAAAATAAAAAGTTTGCAAATCCGATTCCACCACCACCATTTAAAATACCAGAAAGTATTGCTAACAATCCAAAATTTCCTAAAAAATATTTGAAATTGTTTGAGAGAATGATGAATACACAACATGTCGGAGCAGCAAAAAAGATTTCTCACTTTTCAAATTTTCCAGGTGGAGCTGGTAAACTGCCAGCTCAAGCTGGTGAGTTGATGACGATGATGGCGTGTACGATGAGTGATGATGAGTGGAATGAAATGCAATCAGCAGTATCGGAACATATAAAAGCATTAACATCACAGAATCCAGAATTGAAAAAAGATGGTACCCGAATTGTAAATCAAACTTGGTTAAAGGCTGCTACAAACAACAGAAAAGCAATACTTAAAAAAGTAGAAAAACAATATCCAGGTCATAAAATCACCGCAGCATCTTGGGATACCAAATCTGATGTTGAATCACTTGGATTAGGTAGTTATGGTGATAAAGGATTTTCAACTGACATTTATATACGACTTGAGAATGAAAACGGAGAACCACTTTTGGAAGAAATATCTCTAAAACAAAATCTAAAAGTTAACTTACTTAATTCTGGAACAGGTAAGTTTTTTGAATGGCTGGGGAAAGATGATGTTCCTGATAATATCAACCCTCAAATGTTTGCAAAAAATGAAAGGGCGAAACTGGCAAAATTCTGCGAAGAAAACGCAGATGCTATTAGACAACTTGCCGAAGAAGATGAAGATTTTAAAAAGGCAATGGAAGAAAAAGGTATTGATTTCGATACTGCACTGGCTGATACTCTTAAAGGAAAAGGTAGTAGAGAAAAGAATAAAGTTTTATTTGAAGGGATACGGGCTTTACAAAGAAAAGGAGAAGGAGAATCATCTAAAGTAGCTACTGATTTTATCAATGAAATGGATGCGGACCATGCTAATTATGTTGCAGAGGCGGTAAAGGCAATTACAACCAATGAGAGATTGAGAGATGGTATGTTAAATGAGGTTAAAACGGAATTTCCACTAAAATCTGTTGCAGATGGTGAAGAAAGTATTGCATTAGGGGAATATATGTTGGATAAGAGTACAATGGAAGTTATATTTGGTACAAGTGATTTTGAAGAATTTAAACAAGGATTAATTTCAGAACCTGGACCACCACCATTTATTGCATTTAAAGTTAAAGTTGGAGGTAGAGTTATACCTATTGCAAACATAGATATTAGAGAAGATGGTAGAAATTATGGAGGGCAATTTAAGTTTGAAATGGTGGTAAATGACGAGTTTGCTAAAGAAATTATAAAGGCTAATAGACAGGTTTATCCTTAATAAATCACTTTTGGTTTGAAATTTTATATTTATCGGTAAAGTTAATAAACCAAAAATAGATGAATACACAGTTATTATGCCTTTTTACCACAAAGGGAGAGTTAAATAAATCGGTAGAATTCGTTCTAAATCAGTATATACTTACAAATCCAAACGTATTTGTACTAGAAAATAAAATAAATGAGGGAGAACTATACATTACGTTTAATGTAGAGAAAGGTTCTTCTGCAATAGATTCCGAATGGAAAACGATTTTAGTTCATAGAAAAAAACAATCAAATACAATATACACCATCAATGCACTCAACGAAGTAGTTAAATCAAAGACAGGTGGAATACTGGATAATTCTTATATGATTGATTGGGATGAATTTAAAAATTGCATCATTACAACATCTTCGATTGGATACAAAAAAATCCCTACAAAAGTTTTTAAAAGTTTTAACACAGATGAGTTGTAATTCTGATTTTTTTTTCATATATTCATAGTATGAAAAAAAATAGATTTAAACCTATCCAAATTTATGTTGAAGACCCTGTAGATATTTTCCAAACTCATAGAATGGAAATATCTAAAGCAATTATTGACTCGATTTCTTTCGGAATTCGAAACGATAAATCACGCGTTGATTTTGCGCATGTAATAATCAAACATTCGATTGTTATTATGCTTGCAATTGAGAGTAAAGAATTTTTAAATTTATTGGATGAAAACATAGAAACCCTCGTAGAATATGAGGAGTATGAAATGTGTGCTTTAGGAGTTAAATTAAAAAATAAAATAAATAAAAAGTTACTAAAAAATAAGTTATGTTAAACACCAAAAAAGAACAATCCGCAATTGAGTATTGTGAAGAAAATTATCCAGAAATGACTTTTGAATTCAAAAACATTTTGGATGAAATGTATGCTACTTTTTGTAAAAAGCAAAGAAACTATGGACCTGGAAATATTTCAGTAGGTACACAACTTAAAACTAAAGAAGATATTAAATTATCATTGAGTGGTCTATGGTTCAGAAAGAATGATAAAATCAACAGATTAAAACAATTGGTAGTATTAGGACACCCTGATGAAGTGGGTGAAACCATCGAAGATACCTATCAAGACCTAGCAGTTTACTCCGTAATTTCTCAATTAGTGAGTAGAGGAAAGTGGGCAAAATAATACTTGGAAATGTAACAAAAATATTGTATATTTGTTACAACAAAAGTAAAAAGGTTATATTTAGATATAAGGGAATCGCGATAAAACCTTCAAACTTAAAACAATTTATTAACACTTAAAACTTAAAAAAGCAATGGACATTTCATTAGCACTCAAGAGATTTAGCTCTCTTCAAAACAACACAAAGAAGTCGGACTCAATTTGGAAACCGGCAAACGGAAAATCTCAAATCCGTTTAGTACCTTACAAATTCAATAAGGATAATCCTTTTATCGAATTGTATTTTCACTACAACATTAACAACAAAACTTATTTGAGTCCTATCTCATTTGGTAGACCTGACCCAATCGTAGAGTTTGCAGAAAAACTTAAACGAACTGGTGACACTGATGATTGGAAAGCAGGTAAGAAGATGGAACCAAAATTAAGAACATTCGCACCTGTAATCGTAAGAGGTAAGGAGAGTGAAGGTGTTAAATTTTGGGGATTCGGTAAGACCGTATATCAGGATATTTTAGGATATATTGCAGACCCTGATTATGGTGATATTACAGACCCACATACAGGTCGTGATATTGTATTGGAAGTAGTATCTGCAGAAGAATCAAATGCAGCATACCCAACAACTACAATCAGAGTTAAACCTGCAACATCTAAAATCTTACCAGATGCAGATGCAGTAACTGAATTGTTGAACGCACAGAAAGAAATTACGGAATTGTATTCTGAATTATCTTATGATGAATTGAAGGGTGTATTGGAAAATTGGTTAAACCCATCTGCTCCAGCTAATGGTAGTGGAAACCCAATCAATGAGGAATTAGCAGCGGCAAAACCTCAACCTAAACAATCAACCGTATCTACCGATATGGGTGGTTCGCAAGATATTGGTGAACTTCCGTGGGAAGATGAAACTCCAAAGACTGCACAAAAAGCATCTCCTCTTAAAGAAGATGTAGCATCGGCATTCGATGATTTATTTAACAATTAAAAAAAATTATAATGGCAAAAAGAGAAGAAGATTTAGCAAGTTTACTTGCCGATTCTCTAAACAAACAAAATAAGGATGGTAAGATTGCTTACTTTCTAACTGATGAGGGTGGAGATGCCCCTACCAATGTAAAGGATTGGGTATCTACCGGAAACGCAATGTTAGATGTAGCAATCTCAAACCGACCTTATGGTGGATTGCCAGTTGGACGTATTACGGAGATTACGGGTTTAGAGCAGAGTGGAAAATCTCTGCTCTCTGCCCATCTTCTTGCCGAAACCCAAAAGAAAGGTGGAGTAGCAGTATTGATTGATACGGAAACCGCAGTTAGTAGAGAATTTTTAGAAGCAATTGGAGTAGATGTTTCAAAACTCCTATATGTTTCAGTTGATACCGTTGAAGGTATTTTCGAAGCATGTGAAACAATTATTGAGCAAGTTCGTAAAGGTGATAAAGATAGATTAGTAACTATCGTTGTGGATTCAGTAGCAGCAGCATCTACACATAAGGAGTTAGAAGCCGATTATGGTAAGGATGGTTACGCAACTGATAAGGCAATTATCATTTCCAAAGCAATGAGAAAGATTACCAATATGATTGGTAGACAATCTATTGCACTTATATTCACAAATCAATTGAGACAGAAGATGAACGCAATGTTCGGTGACCCGTGGACAACATCGGGTGGTAAGGCATTGGCATTTCACGCATCTGTTAGAGTTCGTTTGAAGAATATGGGGCAATTGAAAGCAGGGGATAGAATCGTAGGTATTAAGGTTCGTTGTCAGGTTATCAAAAACAGAATGGGACCACCATTAAGACACGCAGATTTTGATATTTTCTTTGATAGAGGTATTGATAACTACGGAGGATGGTTAGCAGTTATGAAAGATGCTAAATTATTAAAGCAAGGTGGAGCTTGGTATTCATACGTCGATATTGAAAGTGGTGAAGAAATCAAATTCCAATCTAAAGATTTTGCAAAATTATTAGAGGATGAAGAACTAAAAGACCAAATCTATCGTAGAATTTGCGAAGCAACAATTTTATTATACAAAAACAATTCCAATTCGGATGAAGTTGAACTTACAACGGACGAAGCCAATGAGTCAGATTAACAAAAAGTATTTAGATATACTAAAACAAATAGATAGGGAACATAATGATTTTGGAGATTTACATCGTAACTCCAAAACATTAGTTATTGATGGTCTTAATACCTTCATTCGTTCCTGGTCAACGGCACCTAATCTTAACGAAAATGGTGACCATATTGGAGGAATAGTCGGTACTTTAAAAAGTATCGGCTATGCCATCCGAACAATCAACCCCACAAGAGTTGTAATCGTATTTGACGGTAAAGGTGGCTCTAATAGTAGAAAGGAAATATATTCCGGATACAAATCAGAGAGAGGCAAGAATAAAATCAAAATGAGATTGAATCGTGCTGCATCTATGGAAATGACACCTGAAGAAGAAGGTGCATCTATGAAACGTCAAATGACGGCATTAGGTGAATTACTTTCGGTTCTACCTGTTACAATTATGATTTACGATGGAATTGAAGCCGATGATGTGATGGCATATATTGCTACTCAATTAAAGAAAGAAAACGAAAAGGTTGTAATAATGAGTTCCGATAAGGATTTCATTCAATTAGTCAACAAAGACGTAAGTGTATATTCACCATCTAAAAAGAAAATCTACAACATTCCCGAAGTAATTGAGGAATTTGGTATTCACCCACATAATTTTATCAATTTCAGAATAATTGATGGTGATAAATCCGATAATGTAGAGGGCATTTCAGGATTAGGATTGAAAACTATTCTTAAAGCATTTCCAATATTAGCAGATGAGGAAGTTCATACTACTGATTCTATGTTAGAATACATTAACTCGCAACCAAAAAAGGTAAAAGGACACGAATTGTTTGAAAATAACTTGGAATTATTAAAAAGAAATCGTAAGTTGTTTCAACTATCCGAACCAACATTTAGTGGTAATCTTCGAATGAAAATTATAGATAGATTTGAAGAATCACCACCAAAGTTCAGTAAGCAAGAATTCCTAAAAGTAGGATTGAAAGCCCGTATATTGGATTCGTTTCCAAATGTTACGGACTGGTTACAATCCACATTTTCTCACATAGCAAAATTTTAAAAAAATGACAAACAAATTAGTAAAGCCGTTAGGAGATAGAGTTCTACTAACAGAATTAGCACCAGAAGTTTCACAAACTGCAGGTGGTATTATTATACCCGATTCAGTAAGAAGTGAAGATGTAAAAAGAGCAAAGGTAGAATCAACAGGACCTGGCATTTATACGCAAAGTGGAACATTGATTCCAATGAATGTTGAAGTAGGTGATGAAGTAATTCTCCCACCATACCATCAAGGACAAGAAATTAAAATTGGTGGGAAC